ACAAATGCTTTTACTGGTGTGGATGGTGGAAGACCTGTGATTGTAGTTGTGTTAGAACCTGATGTAATACCACCAAGTGTTCCATTGTCAGCCTGACCAGAGTCATGGAAAATCATCCAGTCACTTGTATTATCAAGGACATAGTTAGTTGGAATACTTACGGTAAAGTTACCAGATGCATCTGTAGTACCAGATCTCTGAATCTGTACTTCGATATTCTGTGGATCGATTACTCGTGGTCTCTGTTGTAGAGTAGAGTAAACTAGTGTGTGGTTCAACGGATCTTCTAGTTGTGCATTTGTACCAGAGATAGTTGGGTTGAAATAGTTTGTAGATGATGTACCAATAGAACGTGCATCACGGAAGTTTTTACCGCTGTTCATTCTTAGATCAAACAAGTGATAACGATAATTCGCACCATTCTCATGTACCGCACGAACACGTACTGTACCGATTGTAGAACCACCATAGTTCACTGCAGATCTGATGTTCTGTACTGCAAACGTTTGGATATCTGGTCCACCTTTGACTTGACCTGACTCAACGTCAACATAGTGACCATAGTCAACTGGCATAAATTCACCTTCGATCTCAAGATCACTTGTAGCCTTCGATAGACGAATGTCTGTAGGTGAGAATCTTGCGGATCTATATCCATCCACAACAACGATGCCATCACTCGCCTTCAGTAGTAGGTGAGTACTTTGACTGTCAGCATCAAACTCAATTCTAAATGGTTTTACAATATAATCACCAGAATTTTCTTTAATTCTGGTTGCAATCATATCTCTTGGAATATTGTACTGTTGATCCTGTTGTGCAGATACTGCACTGAATACCGCACCATCTTTTACAGTTGCAACGTGAATAAAGTTTTCATCCGAATCAACTGTGACATCTGATGTCAATGTAAGACTAATTTTATATCTGTCTGCACCAGGCGCAGTAGTGTTGATTGTCTTACCTTGGTTGTCATATAGTTGTAGATCATCATCAACATTGAATGTTTGTTGTGTGATTTTGAAACCAACGTTAGTAGTTGGTGCGTCATCATACTTAGCAATGATCTTTGATTGTGATTCTGTATAAACAAAGAACCCTTGTGTGAAGTAAACACTCTCACCAACTGTGATACGTGTACCTCTACCAACTGCAGGGTTTGCATCAGTATTAGCAATTTGAACAATTCTACCAGAGCCTAAACTCTCACCTGCAGAGAAACGAGGTGTAGTACTACCTGCACTTGCGGCAGTTGTGTTTACATATCTGACATATAGAGTTACAGGATCACCATCTTCGGCACCCACACGTTCCATAACTTCCGCTTTGACACCAGAAGTTGCACCAGTGATGATTGACCCAACGTTTGCAACTGTAGAAGTAGAAGTGGTATCTAGTTTTACAAACTCATATGCAGTATCAAGAGAAAGACCACCTGCTTTTACAACTGCACCCTCTTTGAATACGTTGCTACCAAATCTCTCAATTTGTTTTTGAATAATAGTTTGCATTTGGGTAAGTTCACGTGCCTGTAGTGAACGCCCACTATTAAACAGTATGCGATAATAACCATCACTATCAGAGAAGTCATCTCTATACTTTGTTTCAAATAAAGTATCTGTATATACTGTTGCCATCTTCTAACCCTTAGAATTGTAGAATAATTTTTATGTCTTCTGCCTGTGCCGCAGTTCTTTGCACTGGACCTCTGTTATCGATATATAGGAAGTCACCAGTGCGTACATCCATATCGGGAAGAATCTTAGCAGAGTCGATGATACCTTGACCTGGCCCTGTTGTCTCTTCAATGATTTCACCGTCTGCGAAATCTTTGTAACCTGTCTCACCAGTTTGGTGATAGTAAATTTTATCTGAGTCGATGTCGTCAATATATGCTTTTGCAAATGTTGTCTGACCTTCGATAATCTTATCTCTTGTGAACGCATTCAGTGTACTTGAAAGTCTCATGAACTTCAAACAACTTGCAGTGTTATCTGTGATTTTGTCTCCATCAAAGTCTAGAGGATCTTTGATTAGTGTAACCTGTCTAAAGTCTTGGTTTAGTAGGAAGTCGCTATCGTCACCTTCAATCATTGAATGGAACATGACAGATGCAGACTTTAGATCCACACGTGCATCTGCACCAACACCTGAGTCACTAAATGGAAGAACTGCACGAGCCTTACCACCATTACCACCACCGCCTGTGATTTCTACAAGTGCGATTGTATAACCAGATCCATGTGAAATGAATTGTCCCGAATCTTTCATACGAATGCGTGAGATTTCACCAGTACCTGAATCAATATCTGCAACCGCCTGTGCACCAGTACCGTTACCAGTAATTGTGATGGTAGGAGGACTTGTGTAATTTTCGCCAGCGTCTGTAATTACAATGTTTAGGACTTCACCTGCAACTGTACTATCTTGTACTTCTTTCTGCTTCAACTCAATGCCAGTAGAGTTGGAGTCAGTCGCACCTTGTTTTTGTACAGGCATGAAGTTTGCAGACTGGAACTGTTCTTGTCTCGCACCAGAGATTGTGTACAGGAACTTCCATACATAACCATCCGCTGCACGATATGAATCGTTGTTAGAACCTGTGGGTTCAACTGTTGATGGTTGTGCAACACCAAGTCTGTTACGTCCAGTCTCTAGACAAACGTAAACTTGGTTATTGTCATTCTTGACATAGTATGGTTGTGTAGGATATCCACCAACTGCATCGTCATAGGAAGAATAGATCTGACCATTAGACCAGTTGTTACGAGGAACAACCAGAGAAGTTGATTTTACTTTTTTGATAGCCTGCAAACCATCACGAATCTTTGTGATCTCTTGTGGTGTGTTTACAGGTGTTGGAACAGTTTCACTTGAGTCCCATGGTTCTGATCTACTAAGACCGACATAATAGTTGTGTGTTTGATTTTTGAATGAATCAAAAAAATCACGAGCAATCTGTCGTCTCAATATATCTGTAATTGTTGCTGGCATTTTTTATTATCCTATGTATTGATGTATGAACCTAAAGCAATTCTATGGAAATTGCCTTGATCACTATCGTAAACTGCAAGACATGGAGATCCACTCGCACCGTCTGTTACAAAAATCATCTGACCATGTTCTGCAGTGGATGTAGGTGCAGTTGCTACGGTATAATTTTTTAGGTTTATGAAGTCGATGTTTGCTTCACGTGTTCTTTCTTGAACGTAGTCTGAATCGATAGTATCATAGATACGACTTTCTGCGCTATCGATATTATGTTTTAGTGCAACAGTGCCGTCACTATCTGGCAAGTTGATAACTCTATCTGCAGTAGGATCAATCGCACCCAAAGAAGTTTCGTGGGAATCTGCAGTAGATCCCTCAAATACTACGTAACCTTCTCCGTCACTTTCATATAACTTTACACCAAGAAGTGACGCAGATTCATCACCGATGATTGTTTGCAACTCGGCAATATCTCCATACACTTCTTCAAAGTTATCATTTATTTTACCTGCACCAGTGTACAGATCATCACCTGTACCGTCATTACCAGTAGTGCCTCTGTCAATAATTTGTCTTGCCATTTTATTTTCCTAAAACGTTTACCCTTATTTATAAGGTTTCTCAACGATATTTGTGTAATTGTCTTGCATCAAATGTATCATTTGTAGATGAGAATTTGATTGCAGAGTTTGCAACACCGTTGGATGTTGTGCCAGTGGCATCTAATTTGTCATCGAATGTTGCCCAGAACCCACTTAGTTCGTACATACTACTGTAATATTTCTCAAGATCTGCAATAGTCATGCTTCCGAATGAACTCATCTGACGGAAGAGGTTGAATCTATCACGAATTCTAAAGACCTCATTACCTTGACCAACGTAATTTGATGCCACATAGTTTCTAGCCATGTACATGTTAGCATCTAGGTTATCCGCATCCTTATCACGACCATCTGCATGATTATACTGATTTACATAATCAGTCTCTGTATTGATACCTGCATCTGGTAGGATTCTAAACCCATACAACGCACCAATGATTTCACCTTGGCCACCAATCTCAAGTTTCGCAGTATCGAATACGTTGATGTTTGGATTGATATATGGAATAGAAGTCACAGTAGTGATATTCAGTGCAGGTTCCGCCTCAATAACAACTGAGGCACCTAAGTAGAACCCTGATGGATGGACATACTTTCTATATAATGCTTCCCAAACTACAAGTGGGATAGGACCTTTGATTAGTGTTGAGAACACCTGATAAAGTCTACCGTCCTGAATAACTTTCGCATCTTCTGTACCAATGTTGGATTTACCAACAATAAACAGTCTTTCTTTTGGATTAAAGACTTCTACTTCTTCGTTGAAGAATGCACGGAAGAAACCGTGAATAGAATACTCTGAACCTTTTACTCTAAAGAAGTTACCAAAGTTTCTTACGACTTCACGTGGTGTTGTAAACTGACCACCTCCCACACCCAAACCAACTTCCGCAAAAAGATAATCTAGATATTTTAGTTTTGTATCTTCGATATCTCTAATTGTAACAAGTTCTTCAATAGTGCCACCAAAGTTCTCGTACTGATCAATGTCTTCATAATATGCATCCAAGAACTCGACAAGCATTGGATAGTCTTCACGGAAATGTTCTGGCAATACTTCATCAACAAGGCTCTTGCGAACATTGATTGCGTGACGAAAGAAGTGTCTATTTGTTTGTGCGAAACCAGAATGTGCCATGTTATACTGTTACCGTAAGAGGTGTGTCCTGTCTATCTAGTGATGCAGTTGCATAAGATTTTGTATGGTCAAGTCTGATTACATAATTTCTCAAAGGTTTGATGATACTCTCATTCAAAGGAATGACTGAAACTTTCAATTCCTGACTACCACCAATAAATGCTTCTGGTGTAAACCCTGAAATATTTACCTGCCCTTTACTTGGAACATATTCACCAACGTTGTCCAACAAAACATCACCGTCAATGTTTGTAACTTGTAGTCTTGTAGAATTCAATTTATTTCTAATTAGTGCAATATCGCCATCATACTCAAAATTAGTAGAAGTAACAATATGAGTAAAATCATCTGGTCCTCTAATTGCCATTGGGTACTGTAGTTCGAATGCACGTTTTGTACCGATGGTTGGTTCGAATCTAAGTTGAACCTTTACGTCAGATTTACTCGACAGAATCGCTTGATCAATCGCATCAATCTCTGTCAACATGTTACTACGTCTAAATGTTTTATCAAACTTATTTAGATTGTCATCGAAGTATTGTTGCATAAACCTATAGACAGATGCTTCAGTCGCTGCAAGACTAAACCCTGTCAAAGATGGATCGAACTGGAACGATGTGGTCAATTCTAGGAACACATCTGTAGGATCTGCATACTTTGTTGTCATAGAAACAACTGACAGGTTATCTGTAAACTTGGTTACGATATCTGCCTTCACTTTATCTTTTACTGCTTGTGATGTGTTGGCAGCAAAGTTTAGTGAAATGTAAACTGACCCATAGTCACGTGGAACGTTCTCATCCCCTGACCAAACGTTACAATCTGTTACATCAGAGAAGTTACTAAGAACCATACCTTTGTAGTCTAATGACGTAACAAGTCTCGCTTGTGATGCATATGCAATAGGTGCAAGTTGACGGACACTTTCGATACTCTGTTTATCCGCACCACCTGTAGATTCTGTTTTCAGTGCAGTAGTTACTGGATACCCTGCACCTCTCACCGTTAGGTTGGCATTCGATGTGAATACCGTTGCATTATCTGCAACTGCACCTTTCGTTGAAAGATATGTGACAACAACCTTTTCGCCTGGATCAGGTTTCTTACCAAAGGATACACCGTCACCAAAGTTGAGTTCATAGTTACCATTGGGGGCCTCACGAATAGAATACACTCGTGTGTCTTTGTCGATTGTGATTGCCTCACGTAGAGGAATATATGTAGAAAACCCTGATGATGATGCAGTGCGATATACAAGAACTTTTGCAGTTTTTGTGTCGATAGTCTTATCAGGGATCACGTATACTTGACGTTCCTCTTTCTCTCCAACTAAGAATGTTTTTGTTCTTTCAGTACCTTCAAAGATAGTGATGTCTTCAGATCCAGCACTTGTCTTGAACACATAGTTACCGTTACCATCGTCTCTCGCATAGAATGTCTCTTGCGTTCTGAAAGTATAAGATACTCCATCAACTGATGTTGAGAATGTCCAACCACTGGGAAGTTCTACTTGAGGAGGACGATTCGCCACACCTGCAAGGTTTACGTTCAAGTTGACAACTGCTTTGGATGTTGTCATTGATCGGACTTCGTATCCCAATGTTTCCGCATGAGACACAATCGAAGATCTCAACTGTGCAGTGTTTAGGAATGATTCGTTGATTGCAAAGTTTGCAGTCAAACCATTCAAATGTGTGTTGTACGCCAGAACATCTAGAACGTTGTTCAGACCTGATGCTTCAAAGTCGTAATCTGCAAACTCGTCTTGTTGTTTGAAATAAGTTTTCAGTGACTCTTTAATATTTTCAAAGTCTAGTTCAGATGATTTTATAACTGTTGCGACCATCTATCTCAGCCTCGCTAATGATACTTCTACTGATACAATCTCTTTTGTGTTTACAACTTGAAACTCAATAGATGCATCTAATGAATTGTAATCTGGTTGTGGGGATACTCTAATATTCAATACACGTGCACGTGGTTCATATGCTTCAATCGCATCAAACATAAGGTTCTGAATATACTCTGCCTCGAACTCTGTGTCAAGGTTGAATAGTGCATCATTCAGATCTGCCCCAAAGTGTGGTTGAAAGGGTTTCTCCCCTCTCGCAGTCATCAAAAGGTTTTTGACTGCCTGCTTGACAGCGGCAGCATCAGTCTTCTTATAGATCTCACCAGACGGTTTATTCGTAAAGGAGAGATCTATGTCTTTGTAATTCGTGTTACGAGAACTTAGTAAAGACGAATTTAGATTCGTGTCCTCTATCGAAAATGCTTTTGCCATAAAAACCTCTAATTATTTACCTCTATTTATACTAGTGATCGTGTTGGTTATGTTCATTATCTTGTCTTTGTGAAAGATTTCCTGACAATGGTACACGAATTTCCATAAGTTCACCGTTAGTCTGAGAATAGTTATTGAAACGAGTTTCTATCTCATTTCTATATCGCATCTTCCAGTCTGGGTTTACAGGAGGCATTTGAACAATCAATTGTGCATTGAGAGTATTATCGGGGTTGTATACATCATAGTCCACAATCATTTTATCATAGTTGATATTGTCTTTGATGTATACTGCAAGATCAAATGTTTTCTCAATATCAATTTGACCTGTTCTATCTCTTACTTCGTACACTACAACTTGACCACGTGTGGCCAAGAAGTTTAGACTGTTGGGGTCTAGTGTCTCTGTGTCTTTCTTTTTATACAAACCTTCGACTACTGTCAGTTTGTGTCTATTAGTTTTATCAAGGTGATCTTGTGCACTCTGCAGAAACTCTGACTGAACATATAAGTTACGTGCAATCTGTAGACGTTCCATATCATCTTGTACATGTTCTAAGGTTACAGGATCTCCATAACCACCTAAGAACTTAGACAACGAGATACCTTTACCAAGTTTTGTTTTCCCATTGATAACTCCATATTCAAGATACTGCAGTTCAGGGTTATATGTTTGGTTAGGTACAAATGTGATAGTCGAGATAGTGTTTACCTCAGATGAGATTCTTTCTCTTGGAGGAGTAGAGTTACCAAGGACTTCACCTTCAGGGTATTTTGATGTGCCTTCCGAACTGAGGATTCTACCAACTTCAAAAGACTGAGGTTTTTGTTGTACAAACTTTGAAGACAACACACCCTCAGATATCGCACGTGCAATGAATTTAGAGTTACGTGCAGTGTTTGGATCTCTCAACTTACTACGAACCATCTCAGTTGTCAAGGATGATTTTGCAACACCGCCGTAAGAATTATTCTTATTGATAGTATCTTTCATCACTCCGCCTGGATCGATGTCTACGTTACGAACACCTAAATTTGAATTATTCAAATAATCATCCATAATTGCACTGGTGGGGCCAGGCGCTGCAACAGATCCACGAACTGTTGTATCGGTTGCAGTATTTGCGGCAGTGTATCCTTGCGCAGAACCTGTACCCCCGCCTGGATCTGGATCGGCATAGTTCTGCGAGTTCGTAACATCTGATGTGATTGATTTGACTGCAGTACCTTGCAAATCACCATGGAACGTTGGTGCAGTTACACCGTGTGTAAATGTTGATGATGTACCGTAGTAATTTTTACCATAGTAAATTACGTTGTCACCACCCACTACACCTGTAGTCGCAATCATCGAAAGATCTTCTGCAGCAATATTGATACTCTTTGATGTAAAGTTCATGTCATCAGGTGCAGTCATCGTAACACTCTTACCGACATACACATTCTGATTACCACCAATTCGATTTGTCTCGTCACCCTTGACAGTGTGAATGTTCGTACCCAATACCGTTTCAGTATTGTTCTCTGCCACATAAACAGACTTGTTTCCAACTATGGTTTCAATCTTATCTTCTGTGACAGTTGTCGAAGAACCACCGTCAATTTGTTCACGTTTGTCTCCATGTACACGTAGGTTATAGTCCCCTGCCACTTCGACATCCATATCACCTGCCACATGGAGTTTCAAGTTACCAAGGTAATGCAACTCTCCATCACCTTCTACAAGTACTTTCTGATCTCCACCTGTGATAGTGATAGTATTATTTCTGGATGATACAATGACTGTACCGTCCGACTTCATCTCAACACCAGAACCAGTCTTGTGTTTCCATAGAAGTCTTTCATTGCCTGGCGTATCGTCGGTTTCAACTACGTGACCAGAGATACTTTTCTTGACTTGATTGAGTGGGTATGTTGATCCATTGTTTTCTATGATACCCAAGTCAAAGTCTGCAGGTGCACCACCGATATACAACTCGTGTCTTTCTAATCCACGTGCAGCTAGGTTAGTAGAACTTTGATTGTCATATTGTTCACTTGGAAAGTTGTTTGTTGGATCTGCAAATCCATTCTTACTCTTTTGTGCAGAGTTGTCAACTAATTTACTAATATCTACATCATCACTCATTATTCTGCATCCTTAAATGTTCTTGTGGATATATCGAAAACTTTATTACTCTTCAATGCCCCTACCTTCGTAGACAAGTTATTCAATATCTTACCAACTTGTTCAGCGTCTAGTGTACCAGTCGCACTATTAGATTTACCAGAACCGTCACCAAGAGATAAGAACACTTGTTCTGATTTCTTTTGTAAAGTTTCTATAGAACGAATATTATCAAGTCCAAACTGTTCTGCAAGTGCAACAAGATCTGGCGTAATTTCTTTTATAGTTTTCACAACTTTATCTGGGTTTGGCAACTTCACGTTACTTGTCTGTGGTTTTGCCACATAGATTGGTCTAGCATCCGCCAGTTCGTTTAGTGGTGGAACTTTCTTGACTTTCTCGTCTATAAGTACAGAACTCTTCGGGAACTTACTACTTACATAGTTTCTCACATTGAAACCTGGCCCATTAGATTTCACCATATCGATATCTCTGTAACCAAAGATAGGTGCGCCTGGGAATGTTTTTATAAATGAATGAAGAATACCATCTAGTGATCTTCTCTGTTCTGAAGTCATAGGACTATCAGGTGCCGCATTTATGGTCAAGTGAATTGCATTAGCAAATACTGATTGCATTTTTGGATATAGAAGTGTATATACAGGGTTCTTCATAGGAACCACCTTTTTGATGACACCACTACAATGCATGTACATATGGGTTTGAATTCCATACTTCGATGGATCTGCATTGACTGCATCAGAACCATACTTTTGATTGTGTTCCGCAATAATCAAATCATGAATCGCATCAACACTGACATGATCATGTTTGGAACCTAAGTTACTCCAATCAATAATCATGCAAGCAACATCTCTTTGATTCGCTGCAAATGCAAATTCTGATTCTATGTGATCTACAGTACTTAGTCTTTTGAAAACAAACGATCCACCAGTCAGAGAACCTCTAGTATTTGCACCAACCCAATTTCCATCGTCTTGTCCAACCTTGTAAGTTGTTCTTTCGTTTGGTACATCTTCATCTGCATCAGTAATAATCTTCGTGACGTTAGACTT